GAAGGCAGGAGACTACATTCAACTAGGCTCAGGCTCTAGCACTAAACTACATCAGGTTCTGCAAGACTTAAGTGGTGACGGCAATCTTGAGATTTGGCCTTCACTCAGGTCAACGTATAGTGGTTCAACAGTTATCTTTAATTCCCCTAAAGGTCTCTTTAGGCTATCTCAAAATTTAACCTCTTGGTCAATTAACAATGCGTCAGTCTATGGTATTTCGTTTGAAGCCGTAGAAGCTCTGACATAGTAAGGATATATACTAATGGCTGATAAGAAGATAACACAGTTAGACCCACTCACAGGTGCTGACTTAACCGATACTGATGAATTTGTTGTCGTAGACCTTTCGGCTGATGAAACAAAGTCAATCACATTCGCTGAACTAAAGACTGGGCTAGATACTGTATCAGGTTTCGTGCGTATCACTGGCGATACCATGACGGGTAACTTGTCGTTTGGCGATAACAATAAAATCATTATGGGTGCTGGGTCTGACCTCCAGCTATATCACGATGGGTCTAACTCATATGTGTCTGACCAAGGAACGGGGCAATTAGTTTTACTTTCAAATTCCTTTAGACTTAATAACGCAGCAAACTCAGAAAACATTATTACTGCCGAAGAAAATGGTGCTGTAAGTTTATTTTTTAATGATAGCTCCAAACTCGCCACCACTGCCACAGGTATCTCTGTAAGCGGGGATGCTTCGATTGGTCATGCAAGTCCAACTGCTATTTTAGACGTGAGGCGTGGAGATGCGTCTGGTAAAATTGCAGAGTTTCACACCAGCACAGGCTTTGGTATTGAATTAGGTTCGAGCCAATCTGAGGCGTATATTCAGGCTGGTTCAAACCAAGCCCTGCTTTTTAATACTAATGTTTCAAATGAGCGTATGCGGATTACTTCAGCGGGTAATGTTGGGATTGGCACATCATTACCAGCCCCTGATTATGGCTCTGATGTAGCCTTAGAAATAAAAGGTGCAAGTTCTCCCGGTCTTGTAATTAATGACACAGGACAAACATCTAAGTACGGCATTCATGCGGATAGTAATGACCTAAAAATTACTTATGGGTCAGGCGCATTAGTTACATTCCAGAACGACGGTAATGTTGGAATTGGCACAAGCGCACCCAACGTATACTCTGGCTATACGTCACTAACCATTGATAACGCAACGAACGGCGGCATCATTGACATTGAAAGAAACGGTACTCTTGTCGGTGAGATGTTTACCACTGACGCTAATACGTTCTCTCTGGCGGCTGTTGGTGCAAAGGCAATGAACTTCAGCACAAATAGTGCGGAGCGTATGCGTATCGACAGCAGCGGTCGGTTGCTCGTCGCAAAGACTACCACAGCGTTTGGTACTGTAGGACACACTATCTGGAACGATGGTTCGCACGATCTCACTGCTAGTGCAATTCCCCCGATTCAAGCCAATAGACTTACAAGCGATGGTGATATCATCGCACTTTATAAAGCCAGCAGTAAGATGGGTAGTCTTGGAAACTCTGGCACTAATTTTATTATTCAACAAAGTAATTCAAGCGGTGTTATTCAACTAAAAAATCATGACAACACTGAGGACATTGAGTTCGGTCAAGACTACTTCCGCATAAAACAGGGCGGTGCACAGCGTATGTATATGAACAGTGCTGGTGAGACTACGTTTAGCACAAAAGTAAGTGTTACAGCAGCGGATGGAGTAAGAGATGCAGATTACGTTGCAGTTTTTCAGAATCAAGAAGCTACGTCTGGCCGAAACTTTGGGGTATCTATTGCTGGGGGGACTAGCACTGCTGATTTTGCTCTAAATGTAGTTAACGGTGCTGTCAATACTGCCTTGTTGAGAGTAGATGGGGTTGGTAATACTTCTATCACCGGCACTATTAAGTCGGTTGGAGGAGGTTTAATTTCCTCTGACGGGACAGCCGATACGCTTGTTATATCTGGTTCAAACGCTGTTAATACTGGTGGGAGTATTACACTAGAAGGTAATGCCGCATCAGATGTATCTCAGATAAAGTTTAAAAATGGCTCTACTGAAGTCATGAGAGCTGCTAGCGGTAAATTGTACTTTGGAACAAGTGGAGCTGACCCCAGTTCTTCACAAACTGGAGTTAGAATTTCTAGCACTGATAATACAAACTTTTGGATGTCTTCTACACCAAGGACAAGTGCTTATGACCAGTTTGCTTTTTTTAACGGCAACGGCCTTGTAGGAACAATCACCACAAGCGGCTCTGCGACAGCCTACAACACATCATCAGACTACAGACTAAAAACTGACGTGCAGCCAATGACAGGTGCTGGTGAACGTGTTCAAGCGTTAAACCCAGTAAACTTTGAGTGGGTTGCTGATGGCACTAGGGTCGATGGTTTCCTTGCACACGAAGCACAGGCTGTTGTTCCTGAGTCAGTGACAGGTACTAAAGATGCGGTCGATGCAGATGGCAACCCTGAGTACCAAAGCATCGATCAGTCCAAAATCGTACCGCTCCTAACAGCTGCGCTGCAAGAAGCACTCACAGAAATCACAGCCCTTAAAGCTAGGGTAACAACATTAGAAGGAGCCTAAACAATGGCTGTAACATACACTTGGACTATCCATACTTGTGAGCGTGATATCGCCACAGGTGGAATTAAAGCAATTCACTGGAGATGCACTGGCGTCGATGGTGAACACTCAGCGTTAAATTATGGCACTGTAGGTTTAACTTACGATCCGTCTGACAGCGATTTCATTGCATACGCTGATGTAACTGAGGAACAGGCTCAGGCATGGGTATGGGAGAACGTATCACAAGAAGATACTGAGGCGGCTATTGCCGCTGCTATCGATAAACAAATTAACCCCACCGAAGCCTCTGGAAATCCTTGGGCTGCATAACTTAAACGAAAGGAGATCGACATGGCTGAGAAACAAACAAAAACCATTACGATCAACGACAAAGACTATACTGAAGATGAGCTAACAGATCAGCAAAAGGTCATGGTAAACCACATAGGAGACCTTGATCGTAAGATAGGTTCCACGCAGTTTAACTTGGATCAACTACAGGTCGGCAAACAGGCTTTTGTAGATATGCTAATTAAATCGACAGAAACTGAAGCGGAGTAAACCTTATGTCCAGAGACCTGTCTGCACTTACAATAGAAGCCATCAACGAAGATACAGTACATCCGTTTTTCGCTGTAGAGCTAATGTTTGACGGGGATAATGTACTTCGTATGTGGACAGGTCAAGGCACTTTAGTCCTAACTGATGGGACTGAGTGGGCTGGGGCTGGGACGCTACTCAACATTTCCACTGTAGAGGAGACCTCTGAGTTAGCCGTTAAAGGTGCTACTATAACCTTGACTGGTATTCCCTCAGAGGTCATCTCCTTGGCTCTCAGTCAGCCTTATCAGGGTCGTGTCTGCAATATATACTTCGGTACATTTACCACGGGTAATATCCTACAGGAGAATAGCGACTACATTCTGCTACAGGATGGTAGTAAGATTGAAGTACAGAGTACCTCTAAGGGATTAAACAGTATCTTCTCAGGCTACATGGATCAGATGAATATAGCTGAGAATGCTGAAACAGCTAGTATTGAACTTTCTGTAGAGAACAAACTGATTGACCTAGAGAGAGCTAGAGTTGCTCGATTTACCTCTGGTTATCAAAAGTCAATATATCCCGGCGACCTTGGTTTAGACTTTGTAGAGGACTTGCAGGACAAGAACGTATCTTGGGGTCGTAAGAGTGGTTAAGTATCAGCAAGAGTTCCTTCAGCAAGTTGAGGGTGAGTTATCTGAACTACTTAAACGAGACTGGGAAGAAGTACAACACAACAGTGACACAGAAGAACTAGATATAGACTGGGACTTTTATAAGTTACTTGAGGAGAGGAAAGCCCTACTTATTTTTACTTGTCGTGACGAAGGTAAACTTGTTGGGTACTTCAGTGTGTTCATTAGCCCCAACCTACACTCCAAAGGTAAAGTCCTTCTTAGTAATGATGCAATATTTATAGATAAGCCTTATCGCAAAGGTTTCGTTGGCATCAAGTTAATTAAGTTTGCTGAGGAGTGCTTAAGGCAAGATGGCTACGACAACCTACAGATAACTACAACTGAGCTTAACCCTATAGACAGTCTTATGCTGAGGCTCGGATACACTAAGATTTCTACTTCGTTTAGGAAGGACTTGTGACATGGCTGCTACTTTAATAGCTGGTATAGCTGCTGCTGCGTCTGCATATGGCACTGCTATTGCTACTGGTACTGCTTTTAGTATTTTTGGCTTAGGTGCTTTTCAAAGTTTTGTAGTCTATGCGCTAGGATCGACCGCGTTAGGACTAGCTCTAAACGCCTTAGCCCCTAAACCCAGAGTGTCAGGAGCCAACCGTGGTTATCAAGTAAACTCAAAAGGTGCAGCACTAGACCATCAGATCATATACGGTAAGATGAAAACTGGTGGTGCTATACTATACGATGAAGCCACAGGTACTAACAACAAACACCTTCACAGGATCATTGCTGTCGCTGGACATGAGGTATACTCGTTTGAAGAGTATTACATAGACGATGAACTTGTAACTGTTAACAGTGATGGTAATGTAACAGCCCCAGAAAAATACGTTAAGACAACAACTACAACCGTACAAACTGGTGAAGACAGTGAAGGTAGACCAACATACGGAACTCAGACTACTACAGACTATCTAGTTAGAATATTACCATATACTGGAAACGCAGATCAACCAGCCGCCTTCGATCTTGTTGAAGAGTCTGCTGGTAAATGGACAAGTCAACATAGGCTTCGTGGAATTGCATATATGTACGTTAGACTGAAGTTTAACGCTGATGTTTTCCCCAATGGTGTACCTTCGATAACTGCCGTAGTAAAAGGTAAGAAAGTCTTTAACCCTGCCAATGGAACAACAGACTGGTCGGACAACCCTGCGCTATGCCTACGTGACTACTTAACTTCTAAGTATGGGCTTAACGAGGAAGCTGTTAACATAGATGACGATTTAGTTACCAGTGCTGCTGCTGTATGTAACCAGACAAACACACTCGCTAGTACGACACGTTATACTTGTAATGGTGCTTTCACTACTGCACTTACACCATATGACCTTCTGTCTGATCTATTGACCTGTATGGGTGGGTCTCTGTGGTATGCTCAGGGTAAGTGGCGTATGAAACCTGCCTACTGGACAAACCCAGTGATGGACTTAACAGACGATGACTTACGCTCTGGTATAAACGTAAGTACACGACATTCTCGTCGTAACAACTTCAATACGGTAAAAGGTACTTTCCGTGGGTCAGAGTCTAACTGGCAAGTTACTGACTATCCAGAAGTTACTAACTCAGCTTTTCGTACCGCTGACAATGACCAAGAGTCTGTCGCTGACGTAGACTTACCATTCACTGACAACTCTATTGAGGCTAGGCGTATAGCTCTAATCAGCCTAGAGTCTAACAGACAACAGCTTACGGTTAATGCAGCCTTTGGTCTGAGAACACTAGAGCTACAAGTTGGTGATAACGTAAGGATTACTAACACACGATTTGGTTGGACTAACAAAGAGTTCCAAGTAATAGCTTGGTCGTTTGGCCTATCAGATGGACTAGACCTACAGATCAACATGACTTTACGAGAGACTGCTGAATCTGTGTTTGATGAAGTTAGTGATGGTATCGTCTACGAGAGAGACAACACTAATCTACTGTCGCCGTTTGATGTACCAGAGGTCGGTCTTGCCGTATCCGCTGAAGCTAAAGTCAGCAACCAGAAGGTATCAAACATTGCTGTTGCTAATGTAACATCAGGTAGGGCAGAGGCTATCGACTATGTTGAGGTTGAGTACAAACTTGCAAGTGAGACGGTTTTCTCTACATTTGGTCAAGGGCCACTTGGGGAGTTTAAAGTAAGAGACTTACAAGTAGACTTCTATGACTTTAGAGCTAGGGCTATTAACACCTTTGGTATTAAAGGGCAGTTTACACTACTAGAGAACCAAGAGGTTAACGCATTTATTGGTGACCCATCTGATGTTGGTAGTCTACTTGCAGAGATTTCTGGTGGCACACTGTTTCTAACTTGGCCTCCTATTCCTGACCCTGACTTGAGCCATTATGAGATTAAACACAACTCCAACACAACGGGAGCTACTTGGGGCAACTCATCAACTATCATTGAAAAAGTCGCTAGACCATCCACCTCTGCATCTGTGCCAGCTAGATCAGGGACATTCGCAATTAGGGCTTACGACAAAGAAGGTAACTTTAGTGAGAATATAACTACGGTTGTAATTACCCCTGCACAAATTCCAGCTTTAGGTCAAACAGATACACAAACAGAGAACCCAAATTTCACTGGCTCTAAAACAAATGTCATCAAGGTTGGCAGTGCAATAGAGATAGACAATACAAGTGCAGCAGAACCAACTGGTGATTATTTGTTTAGTGCTTACATCGACACTAACTCTGTTCGTAATGCTAGGATAACAGGCGCACGGACATTCACTAGAAAGTTTGATGGTGGCACTTTGTTGTGGGACAACATCCCTCAGAATTGGGACACTTGGCCCGGAAACTGGGATACGTGGACAAACGAAACTGCTGAGTTTGGTGATGTATCGGTTATAGTGTATGTTTCAGCTACAAACGACGATCCCTCTGGTTCCCCTACATGGGGTTCTTATGAATTAGCAAACGGTGGATACCTCACAGGTCGTGCCTTTAGGTTTAAGGCTGTATTAAGCAGCGACAACAGTACATATACACCAACCGTTACAGCACTTAGTGTTGACGTAGAGTATTAACAGAAAGGGCTTAACATGAGCCAACACGATTTTGATATTGCAAACCAGACATCATCGAATGCAAGAGCCGACATCAATAATGCTTTAAAGGCTTTGGCTAGTACGTCGTCTGGAACTACAGCACCTAGCACCACATATGCGAATATGCTTTGGTATGACACATCTGCAAACATACTAAAGATGAGGGCTGAAGCTGATGATGCTTGGATCAACATTGGCTATTTAGACCAAAGTGCTGACGCCTTTAAAATACTAGATGACACACAGGTCGTTACTACTGCTGGAAGTCAGACAGGTCTGCTGGGTGGACAAACGACAGGCACTTGGCAAACTGGTACTGGTACTACAGAAAGCCTAGTTAGCCCAGCCCAAGTAAAAGCTGCTATAGACGCAAACGCATCACAAACACCAGTGAAGGCGTGGGTTAATTTTAATGGTACTAATGCGTCGATTAGGGCTAGCACTGGTATTTCAAGCGTTACTAGGAATGCGGCAGGTGACTACAGCATAAACCTTACAGGCGGTCTGATGCCAGACGCGAATTATGCGTCTTTTGCGTTTGCTAGTGAGATAGGTAGCCCGTTAATGACTAACACTTCACTTGTATCTCAAACAGCCTCGGTTTGCAGAATTAGATGTAAAACTGAGTATGTTGGATCAGGGGCTGACCCAGCTATAGTTAACGTATCGTTTATGAGATAGATGCAAAACAAGGAATAAAACATGGCTTATAAATTAGGAACACGTAGTCTACAGAACTTATCAGGGGTAAACCCAGACATGGTTGCTGTAGTTAGCAAAGCAATAGAGATAACTGAAGTTGACTTCACAGTCATTGAAGGTATCCGTAATATCAATCGTCAGAGAGAGCTAGTAAAGGCTGGAAAGTCTACTACACTTAACTCCCGTCACCTTACGGGTCATGCTGTAGACATGGTTCCTTATCCTGTTGATTGGGAAGACATTGATCGTTTTGAATTGATGGCTGAGGCTATGAAAGAAGCGGCAGAAGAACTCGACATTCCTATCGTATGGGGTGGTGACTGGAAGAGTTTTTATGATGCTCCCCACTTTGAATTGGACAGAAAGAAATATCCATGACACCTGAGTGGTTAGACAAGTGGCGTATATGGCCCCGTCTGATTATCACTCTGTATGGCATAGCTTTCTACCAAACAACTAACTGGTTTATGAACCTTCCAGACCCTACTAACGCACAAGCTGGGTTTGTCTCAGTTATCGTTGGTGCTGGTGCTGGCTTCTTTGGGATATATGTCAATGGTAAGAGTAACATTAGCACTCCTGTCGATACTCCTTCTAAGTAATTGTAGTCAACTTAATCCTCTCGGTTTCCTATCGGGGGGAGGAACTAACGTAGCTGCAAACACTCAGATAGGTAAAACTAACACTCAGACAATCGGTACTACAAAGAACACTGAACAAAAGATAGTAGTAGAGACCTTAACTGGTGAGATTGAACAGTCTAACGATGACAATAAAGTTAGCACTAAATCGGTAGACAACTTAACAATCAACGAAATCCCACCTTGGGTCATCCTACTATTAGTTCTTGGTTGGATGCTGCCTACTCCTCAAGAGATGGGCAAAGGTCTTTTGAAAATAATAACGCTAGGAAGATACCGTGGAAAACCAAACTGAATGGCACTTATCTAAATCTGTCCCTCTAACCTTTGTCGTAGCTATCTTTATTCAGACTGTATCGTTGGTGTGGTATGTGTCCTCAATGGATAATGCTATCAAGAACAACGAGAAAGAACTGCTAAGGCAAGATGTACGTATTAGTACACTAGAAGGTGTAGTACAAGCTCAGGCTCTTACTCTAGCTCGTATAGATGAGAATATAAAGTCCATTAGGGTTATGATGGAGAGAGTAGCCTACAAAGACGAAGCTAGGTAATGGACCCCCTTAGCTGTATAGCAGCAGCCAGTACAGCATACACAGCCCTAAAGAAAGGCTTTGCTGTGGGCAAGGAGCTATCCTCAATGGGTTCCCAGTTGCAACAATGGTCAAAGGCTTTGAGCGATCTTGATTTTGTACACGAGAAGGCATCTAAGCCACCCATGTACAAGATGTTTTCTGACACACAATCTCAGGCACTAGAGGCTTGGTCAGCTAAACAACAGGCAACCCAGATGAGGGAAGAACTCCGTAGCCATATCTCTTTCGTTTACGGACCCTCAGCTTGGGATGAAATAGTACGCACTGAGGCTAGGATGCGTAAGGAACAACGAGAGTTAGTCTACAAGAAGCAAGAGTTTATCGACAACTGTATTAACTGGACAATAGGTATACTCTTGGCCTTGGCAGGTATAGCTGGACTAGCACTTGTATTTTATCTGGTGGGTAAACAACAAGGTAAGTGGTAGCTCACCCCATAAATAGATACAAAAAGACCCCCAAGGAGCAATCCAAGGGGGTTTTTCTTTGTCTAGGTTTCTTCGGGCCAACGATAGCATAAGTAGCCTTTTACTATGTATCCGTTAGACTCTACGAACTTGAACCCATCAGGCATTGTACTAAGGCATCTCTCTTCTGAATCTAGTACCTCTGGAAAAGCTACCGACACACAAGTTAGGTTAGCTGCACACGCAAGTATTATTGCTGAGAACATACTACGGGTCTCCTTCCATTTCCCCTATTAGCCGATCTAAGTACCATCGTGCTTTCTTTAGGTCTTCTACAGGCTTACCCTTGTACCTGTACCTGTGTAGATACTTCTTGGCATTACCCTCTAAGTATCCCATGAACATCATGTGATCCATGTTGTCTTTCATGTAGTCGATACATTCGATCTTACCATCACCGTAGTGTGCAGGTTTGTTTACTACATCCTCTTCTACAACTTTAGGTCCACCAAAGTATCCACCCTCTTTTATCTCACCCCATTTTGCCATATAATTTTCCTCTTCGTTTGCTCTTAGGTTAGCGTCCCTCATCCAAACATCTGTCATATACCTTCCTTTAGAAATGTCCTGACCCACATTGCTGTGATGTCGCTACGTATGATGTCGTCTATTCCAAATTCAATGATTGGTACAGGTAACATATGCTTCTTAGCTAGGTGAATAACCTTGGTCAAACCATCAGCTTCCTTTAGGTCAGACTGCTGCACATCACCATTAAGCACAATAGTAGTGTTCTCGCCTACTCTTGTCAACAACATCTTTAATTCGTGAGTGGTTATGTTCTGTGTCTCATCCACGATTATAAAGGCATTATCGAAGCTACGGCCCCGCATGAGAGCAAGAGGAGCCATTTCAATGTTCCCATTCTTGATTCCTGTATCGACCGTTCCTTTACCCAAGTGCTTCTCCAGAACATCCAGGACAGGCAAAGCCCAAGGCATAGTTTTCTCATTGAGGTCTCCTTTTAAGAATCCTAGCTCCTTACCTACGGCAACGTGAGGTCTTGTGATGACGATTTTATCGATTTGTTTCGTCGTGTAGAGGTCGGAAGCGTAAGTCGCCGTAACATACGTCTTACCAGTGCCAGCAGGGCCAAGAATAAAGATTTGATTGCTTTCTTTAAGCGCATTTATTAGTTCCTTTTGTTTGTTGGTACGAGCATAGAGACCTGATGTCTTCTTACTACTCGCACCTTTATAATTAGTCTTACGTCTGGACTTCCTTGGCTTGTCGGGAAAGTCGTCCATTAGATACTACCCTCAAACTTTCCCACTAGCTCTTTTAGTTCTGCACACCCACCTATGTGTGTACCATCTGACGAGAAGATTTGAGGTACAGTTTTATGACCTGCCTGTTTAAGTAAAGTCAGAACCCACTTAGAACTAGAGGTCTCTATGTTGTACTCTGTGTAGCTTTGTCCCATCCCTTTCAATAGGACTTTAGCTGTATCACAGAAGTTACATTGGTTACGAGTTATTATAGTATACATAGATACACCTTAAGTTAAGTCTACAATCTCACAGCTATCCCCAGAACAAGCTAGTGTCTGACTACCTGCTGTGTTATCCTCTTGCTCGTACTCTGACAACCTAGACCAATCAATATTCTTAGGCATCTGATCTAAAAGTATATGATAATCAGTAGGTAAACATTCTTGATAAGGAGCCTGTTGATACGTGTGTTCGTTGTACGGCAAGAACGACACACCAGACATCTCATCGAAGTGCTTATACACAAATGCACCTACCTCAAACCATTCGTCTTTCTTGACGTTAATTGTCACGGATGGCTTGTGTTCACACCATGATCGTTGGTACGCCATCCACATCTCAAGCTGGTCAATAGCAGACATATCCTCTGTAGTAACTGCACCTTTAGGAGCTTGCATAGGGAAGCTGAATACTGTCGTAGCATCAGGCTTCATTACGTCAGGTTCATTAGGGATACCTTGATCTACCATGAATTGTGTCAGTGGATCTTTGTTATCTCCACGTACAGTACGGATGTAGTATTTAGAGTGTCGAGCGTGTATCCCACTACTGCTGTCTACTAACTGTGAAACTGTTCCTGATGGCTTGACGCAAGTGATTGCAGTAGAGACAGGAATGTTAAGACGTTTAGACCAATCAGCGTTAGTGTCCACGGCTATTTGCTTGAGGTGAGTAAGGGTCTTATCTAGTCCTTTATTACTTGTCGTCATTAGTGGGTTGTCCATGATCCCTGTTAGTGAGACACCTAGTAGACGTTCCTCTTCTGTGTTGTTCTGCCATACCTTACGCAAGTACGGAAACTTGGTGTAGGACGACTGGATCGTGCCTAAGATGGTAGCTAGGCGTACCTTCTTCTCAAGTGTCTCTAAAGTGTCAGTAGCACGTACTACGCACTCCGTTAGGTTACAAAACTGATTTCCGCGTAAGATTATGTCGCTGCACGGGTTGGTTCCAAACTCATATTCTATTCTTCGTCTGCCATTCTTAGATGCTTGTTTCTTAGCTGCTTCACGATTAAAGATACCACGCTCACCACTGCCACTCTCAACCAGTGCCATCCATTCACGCATAAAGCTAAGGCTGTCTGGCTTTTCAGTGTAGCTTACAGAGTTGTTAGCCAAGGCACGTTGTGGGTTGTTCTCCCACCATGAACCAGACTTAGCGTGACGCATACGATCATCACTAAGGTTA